CCGGTAGAGGGTCGCCCGGTAGAGGGTCGCCTCGGTGAGGTTCGCCCCGTCGAGGGTCGCCCGGTTGAGGTTCGCCTCGCGCAGGTTCGCCCCGTCGAGGGTCGCCCGGTTGAGCGTCGCCTCGACGAGGTTCGCTCCGTCGAGGTTCGCTCCGTCGAGGTTCGCGTCGGTGAGCGTCGCCCGGTAGAGGGTCGCCTCGGTGAGGTTCGCCCCGTCGAGGGTCGCCTCGGTGAGCGTCGCCCCGGTGAGCGTCGCCCGGTAGAGGTTCGCGCCGCTGAGCGTCGCGCCGTCGAGGTCCGCGCCGGTGAGGTCCGCGCCGTCGAGGTCCGCCCCGACGAGGGTCGCCCCGACGAGGGTCGCGTCGGTGAGGTCCGCCCCGACGAGGTCCGCGCCGGTGAGGTCGGGCAGCGGCTCGCCCGTCTCGTTGCGCTCGCGGATGAGTGTAACGAGGTCGGCTTTGCTAAGGTCTTGCGTGTTCATGTGTTTTTCCTTTCACTTGACTATATAACCATTATAGTTGCACTAGCGCAACTACGCAAGGGTAATTACCCCCTAATTTCTGGGGGTGTTGGCGACAAGCTCCTCCCAGCACCCCCCGCCACGAACCGCTTTTACAACTTTCGCATTTTGATGAGTGCTATTTGTCTTTGCATTCGTGCGGTACACCCCAGGCATCGAACGTTTCTACGTTGTCGATGCGGTAGAGGTGGCTGTAGTCGTCCTCGTCTGGCTTAAAGGTTGCGGTTGCGAGTTCTGGCTGGCACATTGCACCGCAGTTTGGGCATTCGCCGTAGAGGGTGTGGGTTTTCATTTTAGGCTCCTATTTTTAGTCCAAATCGATTGTTAAATGTAACGCTCGTCAGGCACGACCTCGACGCGGTACCAACGCCCTGTTTTCCACGACGGCAGCGTTTTAACCAAGTCCACAATCTTGTGCGCTGATCGAATGCGAAATGATACGGTGACATTAACTGGCCTGCGGATGGGACTGGTTATCATTTCCGCTTCGTGAACATGGTCAATATAGAGGTCTTCCCATCGCTCTGTGTGAAAATCGGTTTCGTACCCACCATCGCTACTTTCCCACTGGTACGCCACAATCACGAGCGGCCCCTCGTGCAGCTCAAAACGATCACCTGGCAAATTGCGTTGCCACACGCGAACATGACATTGGGGGAGACTCATTGCTTCCTCAGCCTCCGGCGGCCTGTGAGACCCGCGCCGCTACCAGCGTAGCTAATGTCTTGGCAGGGGAATCCTCCGAAGATGAGATCAAGGTTGCTGGGGAAGCCGGTAGCGTGGACATGGCGTATATCTCCGAGTAGTCGAACGTGGGGCCAGTGGCGCGCAAGCACGCGGCGGCAATACGGCTTCGTTTCGCACATGCTCACCACGCGGAATCCGGCGGCTTCGGCAGCGAGGTCCAAGCCGCCAATGCCGGTGAAAAAGGATGCGGCGGTGTAGGTCATCCGTCCCCCCCCGTGAACCGCACATTCACCTCGCGTCCAACCGCGTCGCTGGTGTAGCGCCGCACGAACCGCCCCCAGCGCCCGGCTAGCTCCGTAGCGGCGCTCACGGACCGCACGGCGACGGTGAAGATTTCGCCGTTGTCGGTGGCGATGTGGTTCACCAGGCGGGCGTGGCGCAGCAGTCGGTCATAGTCCGTGCGCATGTGGATGCTCAGCATCCGCGTCGCGTGCCGCCACTCATCGCGGATGGCTGTACTCACGTCAGCGGCGGGCGGGAGCGGAGCGGGAGCGGGTGGCGGCGGAGTGGGGTCCGGGAGCGGGTCATCTGGCGAGGCCTTCGGGGTTTTCGAATCAGTGTGGTCCATCCACGCGCTGTAATCCGTGGTCGGGACCCGTTGTGCGTCGGGCGCATAGACGGGCTGCGCCTCGGCCTGTTGACGCTCCAGGCAGGCACGGGCGTAGCCGCCAGCGTTGATGCGCGCTTTGTCCTTGGCGGTGACGAGCGCTGCGCGGACCTGTTCCAGCGGGTAGGCGCGCAGCGCTTCGGCCTCTAGCCCCGCCACGCCGTGTGCGGCGCACAGCGCGGCATGGGCGTCGGTGGTTGTCTCGGAATCGCTAGGCATACTCCCCTCTCCACTAAGATAAATAAGTCTCTCTCTCTCATGGGGGGTGGTTTTGCCCTCGCGGGGGGGTGGTTTTGCACCCGCGAGGGTGGATTCTGCCCTCGCGAGGGTGGATTTTGCCGGGGCAAAATCCACCACCTGAGGGCCGGGCACGGACCAAACGTAAGCGCCGGGGCCGACGCGGGCGCGCCGGATGAGGCCTGCTGTAACCAGTACCAACAGCTTACGTTTGACGGTGTCGGCGCTCATACCGCCGACCGTATCGGCAATCATGGCGTAGCTCATTTGCCGTGGCCCGGCGCGGAGGGGGTCGCGTAGCTCGTGGTAGAGCCAGCCAAGCGCGGGGTCACTGTGCTGGCGAACCAGCGCTTGGATAGACGACCGCCGAGCGGGTGCCGGGCGCGGTGCGGTCGTGTGTTGCTGGAGTGGGGCGGCGGTCATGAGCGCACCCCCTGGCGCGCCTTGGCGTCTGTGCGGGCCGCGCGATAGGTAGCAACAATCGTGTCGTGGGTCTGCGTGCTGGCGTTGCACGGCGTGCGCCAGGTGTAGCCGCCAGGCACTTCGAGTAGCTCGTAGTAGTGGCCGTGCGCGTAGATAATCACGATGACCTTTGCGCCTTCTGTGTAACGCATATTAATCCTCCTCGTGAATAGAAAGGTTGGCAATTGTCAGGTCAAACACACGCCTCAATTCTGCGTGCATGGCCTGAAACGATGCTGCCACGAGGTCGCGTGTGAGCACGTGCTCACCCCCGTTTTCCGCAATCGCCTCGATAGCGCCCGCCAGCTGTGGCGCGTTGAGGAGTCTTGCGAGGTTGTACAGGTAATCCAGATGCTCGCGCGTGGCGTCGTCCAGCCGCACGGCCTGATGGGTCGCCTCACGAATGTATCGGCTGTTATCGGGCGTCGGGTCCGCATACGGTGTAAGGTCGTGCATGTTGAAGCAGCGGCGCTGGTCGTCGTCCATGTCCACATCAACAGCAAAGCCTTCCGTGCGCGCCACAACGCCGGGACCAAAGCCGCGCGCGGTGACGCGCTGGCCGACGACGAACGGGTTGTGACTGCGCGGGGGATCGCTGAGCGGCGGGTTGACGGGCTGACGTGGGCCGGGGTCCGCAGCGCGTGGGGGTGGGGTTGGCCTGGCGTCGAGTGGGGCGCGCGGGCCGGGGTCGCGGTCGCGGACGTGGGCGGGGGGCGGGCCATCGTCAAAAATGGCGGCATCGGCCTCCGCCAGGGTGGTGGGGGAGTCGGGTTGAGTGGGGTAAATTTCCGCCATGGCGGAAGTTTCGTGGCTTGGTGCGTTGGCGGCATTTGTCTTGTGCTTGGCCGGATTGACCAGCAGCATGAGCTTATTGAGCGATGTGCTGTCTTTGTCGGCCTCGTCCCACTGTTGTGATGTGAGGGCGAGGAGATCCTTGTAGTCGCTGAGGACGGAAGAACCCCGCCCGCCCATCATACGCTTAACTAGAGCGGCGTTTCCGTACTTGGCTTGCATATTCGCAACTTGGGCGTAGAAATCCCGCTCGTGGTCGAATGCGGCCATCGGCTCAAAGGTCACGCTCTTGTCGTCTCGGTAGCTCTCCATGATGGCGAGCGCGAGCTGGCGGGCCATGCCGACAGCGTTGAGGTCGGAGCGGTTGGTGTTCTCGGTGGCCTGCCGCTCGCGAGAAAAGTCCTCGAAGCGCCGAGTAGCGATGGTGCTAAAGTCGTTGCCGTCATGAACGACATCAAAGGCGTTGAGGAGGACGTGGGCGGTCCATCGCCGCTCGCCTGTCTCAATCGTGAGCTGGCTGTTGAGCGGGGCAACCGTGATGGGATTGGTGAGGCCGGGTTTGACGCTGACAGCGAAGCGGATCAGCTTGAGCCACTCGAGCAGCAGGGGGGTGTCCGCATCGTCTGGTATCGGCTGCTCCTCACGGAGCATGGCGGCAACGTGGATTTTGCCCGTTGCCGCGTGCCAGGCCATCAGCTGCGCGACGCGGTTGCCGGGGGCCTGGGCTGCGATGGCCGCCGGGATGACGCGTCGGGGCTGTTGCTGGTCGGGGGAAAGCTCGTCGATGGGGATGCGGGTCACGCGGATACGTTTGCCGGACGTGACGGACTCGGTATCGGAGAGGCCGTAGATTTCGACGGCGGCGTCGGTCAGGTTATCAAATGCGTTGCGGCCTTCGTCTCGCCTAGTCATTGGTAGCCCTCAGTGCGTTCTTGACGCGATCAGCGAAGGCCCACAGCTGCTTTGCAGCGTCGCCGCCGCTGTCGTATGCGAATACGGACTTTCCGACGGCGGCAGCTTCGCGGACGGCGGTGCGCGTGGCGACCGGCTCCCAGGCGTACGACCCGAATTGCTGCTGGATCGTCTCGTAACCGTGCTGGTGCTCGCTGGTGCGAGCGTCATAGAGGTTGGTTTGCACCCCAAGCAGCTGTAGGCCGCTGCCCGTTTGCCGCTGGCGGGTCCGCGAGACCCGCGTCATGTTGCCAGCGGTGGACGCCAGGCCATCAAGGCCCAGCTGCTCCGCCGACGACGGCAATACCAAGCCGTCGCTGGCGTAAAAGACCAACGCGTTGGTCATCGACGGCGTGGGCGACGTGTCGATGATGACGGTGTCCACGTTCAACTCCTCTACGCGCTCGCGCAGAAGGCCGACCTCTTGGATGTGGTTGGGGATGCTGATGGCCTCCGGGTTGGAGGCACAGACGAACAGCTCGCCCCGTGGCGTGGCGTGGGGTGGGGCGTAGTGGCCGGATGGGACAACCTGGAGGCAGTCGCCCCAGTCCGCGTCGCGGACGAGCAAGTCGTATATGTGCGCGGCTTTGGCCACGCCCAGCAGGTAGGCGCTATGCCCCTGCGGGTCCGTGTCGATAAGCACGACGCGCTGGCCCTCAATCGTCAGCGCGGCGGCCAGGTGCACGGCGAGCGTCGATTTGCCGACGCCGCCCTTCTCGTTGTGAAGCGTGATGATTCGCATGGTTCCTTGCTCCTTATTAGGCATGGTGTGTAAAGTTAAGTCCGGTCACTTCGCGAGTAGCGGGTGGTCCGGGGCGGGGACGGTTTTTGCTTTCGGGCTAGCCGTCCCCGTTTTCGTTTGTGTTGATAAACTGCTTTCTAGAATGGCACGTCGTCCCCGGCGGATCGTTGCCGGGTTTTCCATTGCTGGAGCGCCATATCCAGCAAGCCGCGCCAGAGCATGTTGGCGCCGTTGCGCTGGGCGTGAGTCCAGTGCGTGTCCGTCTCCAGGTCGATCATGTCCATGATGACGTTGAGGCGGTCGGTGAACCTCGTCCATGCGCGCTCGCGCAGCGTCAACTCCGCTTTGGCGGCGGTCGCCTCGGCGGCGTGATGGTCGCGAGCAGCTTCGGCGTCGCGCAACTGCGCGGACAACGCGTCGGTTTCCTTACTCATACGGTCGAGTGCCTCAGCGGGGGATTCGGATGCAATCCATCCATCTTCCTGGTTGCCGGGTGTGGTCATGTGGTTTCGCCGACCTCCGGTGGGGTGATGGTCGCCTCGTCGACTGGCGGCGGGCCGTCGTTGCTGCCGACTGCGGCGTCAAGTTTTCTGATGAGATCTTCCTGGCGGCGCATCACCGCTTCAAGCACATCAATGCGCTCATTGAGTTGGATCGCGTAGGCATCGGATTGAGCGTTGACACCAAGCAGCGTGACATAGGCCGTGTGGAGGGCGCGAGCGGCCTTGAATACATCGAGGAGTGCGCGGTGCGCACGGTCGCTATCCGCGTCGTAGGGTTCGCCCGTCTCGGGGTCCGTTACCATGTCCAACAGTTCGTTAATGTGGTTGGACATGATGCTGAGCGAGATGTCGGGGTCAACGCCGGTCTCCTTGATGATGGCCCGGCGCATGGCATCCACGCGGCGCTCGTTGATCTGTGTCACGTTGCCACCTCCCACGGCTCGCGGGGCACAACGGCGTACGTGTACTCGCGAGCAAACTTAACTGCGCGGGCGACGGCCTCTTCGCGCCAGGCGGCGTGGCGCGCGGCGGCGCTCGGGCGCTCCCCGATCGGGTAGCCGTCCTCGCCGAGGACGGTCAACTCGGTGTGGCCGATTGTTGTCCGCCCGGCGGCCATCCATCGCGGGCGGGGCGGTGGGGTGTTGTCCGGCGCGGCGACGGGCAACGCGGCGGCGGGCGGGGTGCCGCTGTCGTCATCGTCGGACGACGGCAAGCCGAGCAGGGCATGTAGTCGATCAATACACGCCTGCTGCTTGACGAGTTGCGCCTCCAATGCTGCAATGCGGCGCTCCTGTTGGAGCCAGGCCGGGCCGCGCCAGGTGGGGTGTGCGGGGTTGTGTGTCATGATGTTTTCTCCTCACTGAGGTCAATCGGGAACGGTTCGTTTTCGTGCAACCAGGTGCGCATCGTATCGAGCACCCATTGCTTTGCGGTGCGACCATCCTTTACTGTAAAGGATGGCGCGTTGCTGAGTAGATCATCCCAGCACCCCCGCTCCGCGTGGATGAGGACAAATCCTGCTGCGGCGCGCTTGCCGCCATCGTCGCCTGCCGCTTGGTGCAGCCGCTCCGCAATCAGCTCGTGTGATTGCCAGCTCATGCGGACCCCGCGCAGGCTCGCCCCGCGCAGGTTCGCCTCGCGCAGGTTTACCCGGTAGAGGTTCGCCTCGCGCAGGTTCGCGTGGTAGAGGGTCGCCCGATAGAGGTTCGTCCAGCGCAGGCTCGCGCCGGTGAGGGTCGCCAGGTAGAGGTTCGCGCCGACGAGGTTCGCTCCGTCGAGGGTCGCCCGGTCGAGGGTCGCCCGGTTGAGGTCCGCGCCGTCGAGGTCCGCCCAGCGCAGGTTCGCGCCGACGAGGGTCGCCTCGGTGAGGGTCGCCCGGTCGAGGTTCGCCTCGGTGAGGTTCGCCAGGTAGAGCGTCGCCCGGTACAGGTTCGCCCCGTCGAGGGTCGCCTCGGTGAGCGTCGCCCCGCTGAGGGTCGCCTCGTTGAGGTTCGCGCCGCTGAGCGTCGCCCCGGTGAGGTTCGCGCCGAAGAGATTCGCCCGGTTGAGCGTCGCCTCGGTGAGGTTCGCGCCGAAGAGATTCGCCCGGTCGAGGTCCGCGCCGTCGAGGTTCGCCCCGACGAGGTTCGCCCCGACGAGGTTCGCCCGGTAGAGGTCGGGCAGCGGCTCGCCCGCCTCGTTGCGCTCGCGGATGAGTGTAACGAGGTCGGCTTTGCTAAGGTCTTGCGTGTTCATGTGTTTTTCCTTTCACTTGACTATACAACCATTATAGTTGCACTAGCGCAACTACGCAGGGGTGTTGACGGGCGGTGCCGGGGGCGTGCGCCACAGATTAAGCCGCTGGCCGCGCGGCGGTGGCGGTCTCTGATGGTCCCTGGCCCGTGCCGGTTGCGCTGGGTGCCCCACCGGGTGGTGGGGCAGCGGGGTGGGCTGGCGAGGGTGCCAGCTCGGAATAAGTTGAGGGAGGCGGGGAGGCCCGCCGATGCCCCACGTCCGGAATCGAACCGGGTAGAACGCCCGTGCGTCGTGGGGTTACATTGCGTTAATGCAGGAACTCGCGTTATCCTGTTTGCTGATAGTTAGTGCGAAGGCGTCCGCAAGCTCCTACACTGCGCTTGTAAGGCGGCGGGGGTCGGGTCGCTTGGCCCGCACACGCTGCGGCACCGAAAAGGGCGCCAGTTGGCGGCGGCCAAGATCAGCCCGCCCACGGCTGCGAATTTGCTGGGTCATGAGAGCGTCGAAATCACGCTGAACTACTACTAAAACCAGGACTGGACCGACGCGGAAAATGCCGCGCGCCAGCTCCAGACCCGCGCCATTGACCCCAAAATCACAAAATTTACGGATGTGAGTTAGGGGACTGTTAGCGAGTCAGATTTTGTGCCGGGTCGGTGAGGTCGTGGGTTCAAATCCCGCCGCCCCGACAGTCCCCAACCGTTATGACCCAAACGTGTAACGGCTGAGGGTACTCAATTGGACAGGGTGCTTTCGCGAGTACCCCGTCATCATTCGGCTGTTAAGCTGCCCGATGTGGGCGGCGAAAGCCACCTCACACACCCCACTACCGCTAGCTTGCGACGGCGTCCGGTAGTGGGGTGTTGTGTTGCCCCTCGTCTACCAACACGAGCAAATCGCCCGGCTGGCAATTAAGGTAAGTGCAAAGTATTGCCACTGTTTCGTAATCCATGCGGGTGACTTCGTTGCGCGCCCAATGGTCAATGGTGTAGCGCGAGAGGCCTGTTTCTTCAGCAGCGAGCGTCTGCGTGATCTTACGTCGCTCACGCCTTCCCTTTTCCGCCATGAGTTCTTTCAGGCGGTTTTGCAATATGTAAGACGGCATAGCGCCTCCCTTCGATTTACAAGATAGATAATACATGCAATGGTTCAGTGCGTCAACATTGTTTGATAGCTATAACCTGCAAAGCGGTAACTACTCGGAAATTCCGAGTAGTTACCGCTTTGGCGTCAAGCTCGTCATCAATACATGCAATGGTTCAGTGCGTCAACATTGTTTGATAGCTATAACCTGCAAAATTGCAGTTGACGCGATCAAGAAACCGTGTAAAATGATAGACATAGCAATTAAACAAAAACCCCCTCCCGCCGACAGAGCTACCAACTTTCCCGGCGAAGGGGGCATCACGAAAGGACATACCAGTTATGACTCTGGCTCAAGCCCTCTTGGAGAGTATATTCCACTTCCCCGCAACTATCAAGGAAGAGGCCCCGGCAACGGGTGCCATCCTGCGTGCTGGCGACACGGCGATGGCGTGCGACACGGCACTGTACGGGTCGCCGCTCGTTCATCTGACCGTGTTGGAGCGCGACGGCGATTACATCCGCGTCTACGAGGTGTTCCCCGGCGGCGCCGTGTCCACCAACTGGACGCCCGACAGCCACTTCACTCGCGTGGAGGTGCTGTAATGCGAACCGTTCTTGTGGACGCCAACGGCGGCCCGATGGTGGCCGTCTCGTTTTACAGCACAACGGCGCGCTGTGTGGCGTTGCCGCCGATTGTGGTGCCACTCGCGGCGCTAGAATACGTGCTGCTCGTCGCGATGACGCGCTACGGCTTTGACCGTGGCGCGCGAATTGAGGTGCTGTGATGTACGACATCGCCGACCGCGCCGACCGCGCGCTGGACGCGCAAGACGACCACGGCGCGGCCCGCCCGATGACGCCGCCGGAGTACGCGGCGTGGCGTTCGCAACGTCTACGTCAGCATGATTTGCTCGCCTACGGCAACGTGAATCGCACCTACCTCGATGTGTGTGTGGCGCGCGACGTTGCGCGCATCTTGGCGGGTGGTGTATCATGAGCCTGAAGCATACCCGCCAGCGGCGTACCCACACCCCCGTCATCCCACATTGCGACGTTACCGACTACGACCCCGACAGCGCCTACCCGTGCCCGGCTTGCGGTTGCGCGATGGATACTGCGTGGCAGCCGAAGGAATATCGCGACAGTAGCGGCGCGTGGCAGGAAGACCCCAATGCGGGGTACCCGATTGCCACGTGCCGCAACCCCGCGTGCGACCGATGCGGGTCTACCCATTCCTTGGCCAATGATGATGCGTGGAGGCTGGCGTCATGACCGCCTACAAGAATACGACCACCGGTCACTATGAGACAGATTGGACGACACTCAACGCCTCCGGCGTGGAGCCGGAGACAGATGAGCCGGACGCGGTGGCATACAACACCTGGCTGTGGCTGTTGGAGCGTCGCGACCTGTGCCGGGCGGCACACGCGACGGAGATGCAGCGGGGGACCGCCCGCGACCCACACGTAACCAGTGTGATGCGTGACGGCGGGTGATTGCCCGCCGCCCGGTGAAGATACAGGAGGTGGCGTAAATGTTGACCCGCGAAGATGCACAAAAGCTCGCCCGTCGCTTCTCGGCGGATGAGCATGAGGCCCGTGAGGGCGGAAAGACACGCGGCGGCGATAACTCGTTGTGGCTGTTCTACATTGAAGAAGGGGCGGTCATAGAGCGCCTGAACGAAGTTGACCCGGCGTGGTCGCTGGAAATCACGCGCACAACGCATCATGACGGGTACGTGTCCACGTATGGCACGCTCACAGTGAAGGGCGTGTCTCGTTCTGGCGTGGGCACGAACAGCCCTAGCCGGACGGGGGACGCCATCGGAGAAAACGAAGAGAAAGGCGCGGCAACTGACCTTTTAAAGCGGCTGGCGCGATTGTTCGGCGTGGGGTTGTACCTCAAGAAATCGCCACGGGTGTACCTGGACGCCACGCTTAAGCCGTGGGAGGCGCAAAAGCAGGCGCTCAGCAAGCTGGAGCAATGGCTTGAGGGCGCGTCGCCATCAGGTCCACCGGCGCGTCGCCGCCAGCCGGAGCCGGTGGATTGGGGGAAGTACAGCGTCTATGTGAGCGAATTCGGCCTCACAATAAACGACGTGCAGCAACACGCTGGGGAGGATTTAGCAGTCGTTGCAAAACGTGATGGAAAAGTGCGGTTGATGGCACTAGCTGAAGAAACCGCTGAGGCAAAGCAGACGCGCGCCGAGGCGGATGCAGCACACGACGTTGTGCCGCCGGAAAGCGAAACAGATATGCTTGGCGAGGTGCCGCCGCCGGAGCTGGACCCGGAGCGGTTTACGGGGTAGCGGGATGAGGAGCCGCGCCCGGCACCGAGCAGGCCTCGCACCGCCCGCAAGCAGCGGGCGGTTTTCTGTTGTATATTAGCATATTCGTACCCCTTCCCCGCCCGGATATGTTATACTTATCCCAACTATATCCCAAGTTCCCCGCAAGGTGCCCTCATGCCGAGACCCATTGAGCGACAAATCGCCCTCCCCAGCTTCATTCAGCGCCACGCAACGACGATGACGTTGCGCACGCCGTACAATCCCCTCAATTTTGCGGTGTATCGGCGCGGCAACATCGTCGCCACCCGTGACGCCTCCGGCGCGCTGGTCGAGCAGGCGCGGTGCGCGTCGTGCCGGGAGTGGAAGCCCGCGCACCACTTCCCGCCGGTGGGCAATAGCACGAGCGGGGTGCGCTGTGACTGCTATGAGTGCTACAACGCTAAGCGTCGCACCCCCCACCGGCGGGAGTACATGCGCGATTACATGCGGAAGCGGCGCCACTACCAGCGCGTGGGGCGCGGGGGCGCCCGGCAAGGGTAGCAACTGTTAACACCACAGACAGCCCCCGCGCGTGGTATAGTAGGGGCGAGGGTCGTGGTGGACTCTCAGTACGCAACGCGCGCTTTCGGGCGCGTTTTTGCGTATGGGTGTGCTCCTTATGTGTGGCGACTCCCGCTCAGCAGTGCGGGCGCTGGGCGGGGTGGATGGCGGCGGCTGCCTCGCCGACCGACCGCGCGCTAACGAGGTGCAAGGTGCGCGCGGCAACACCACGGGGCCGAACCGCGTTCGACTCGCGGCGGCTCCACACCCCCGGCGGGCGGGTCACTCACAACCGACAACTTCCCGTAGAGTTTACCCCAGCTCGCCCGCCGGGATTTCACATTGAATTGATTACCGCACATTCGATGAATTACAAGAAGTGAAAACAAAGCTGATAACTCGCCCCCTGGAGAGGCGATTTTGACTCACAGCGGAGGCTCCCATGCAACGATCAACCTCGACAACCCGTCGCGCACCGACTGAGCGCGACGACACGACCATCGCCGCGCAGGTTGCCGCCATGTTGCAGCGTCGTGTGGCGCACGGTCGCGAACATGTGAACAGAAATTACCCATGCCAGCCAAGCTAACCGAGGCGCAGCGCGACCTCATCATCGACGCCGTGCGCCGCGCGCGCGGCAAGGTGGTGCGCGCGGTGCACCTGCTCCAATCCGCGGACGACGACGCCGTGCGGATTGGGCGCACGACGTTCTACGCCTACTGCAAGCGGTACGCCACCATTCAAAATGCGCTTGACGCGGCGCGCGCGCGCTACGACGAGGGCTTGCTGGATGCGGCGGAGTTAAAGCTGTACGAGGCGGTGGAAAGCGGGGAGGCGTGGGCGATCAAGTACACGTTGAGCACGAAGGGCAAGGCGCGCGGCTACTCCGAGCGCCAGGAGGTGACGGGCGCCGATGGCGGCGCGCTGACGCTTGACGTTAAGGGCTACACGATGTTCAACCCCGCGGATTGGGACGACGATGCCTAACGTTGTCGCGCCTTACCAGCCGTACCCGTGGCAGGTGGCCGCGCTTAACGACCGGTCGCCGGTGCTGTTGGCGACTGGCTCCGCCGGCGGCGGCAAGTCGCGATTTGCCGCGGAGAAGATCAACGCGTTCATGCTCCACTACCCCGGCGCCAGGGGGCTGCTCGTGCGCTACGCGCGCGAGTTTGCGTCGAAGTCGATGGTACCGGCCCTGCGGCGGGCGGTGGGTAGTGCGTCGCTGGCACGCTACCTCAAGGCGGAATTGATGTTTGAGTACGCCAACGGGTCGCGCGCGGCGGTGGCTGGCGTGAAGGACGAAAACCAGCGCCAGGCGCTACGGTCCATCTTCGAGGACGGCGGCGTGGATATGGTGTGGATCGAGGAGGCCAACGCCATTACGTTCGAGGCGTACCAGGAGATCAAAACGCGAATGCGCGGCAAGGCGGCGCACTGGCGTCAGATTCTGCTGACGACCAACCCGGACGCGCCCGGCCACTGGATTCATCAAAACCTGATTCTTGGCGGTGAGGCGTCCGTTTACTACTCCAGCGCCGTCGACAACCCGGCCAACCCGCCGGGGTACCAGCAGACGCTCAACAGCCTGACGGGCACGCAATACGAGCGGCTTGTGCTGGGCAAGTGGGTCCAGGCCGAGGGGGTTGTCTACGACAACTTCCGTCTGGAGTACAACGTCACGACCGACGCGGACTACCGCGATGGCGACCCGGTGTATTGGGGTGTTGACGACGGCTACGCGGCGGGTGGCGGCGTTGGCACGCCCGGCCATCACCCGCGCGTGGTGTTGTTTGCCCAACAGCGCAGCGGCGGTCGTATCGACGTCTTCGACGAGATTTACGAGACGCTGGAGTTACCGGAGGCGACCCTCGCCGCGGCCCTTGCCAGGCCTTACGCCGCCCCTCGGCTGGTGCGGGTGGACAGCAGCGCGACCGTGTTCCGCCGCCGACTGGGCGAGGCCGGGCTGCGCAACACCGGCGCCACCCACGCGGTCACCGAAGGCATCAAGGTGGTGCGGCGTTTCATCGGCGATGGGCAGGGCGTGCGCCAGTTGCGCATTCACCCGCGCTGCGCCAACTTGATTCGTGAGTTGCAATCCTACCGCTACGATGACCGCAAGGCCGCCGTGGTCGGGGGCGAGCGCCCGCCACTCAAACAAGACGACCACGCGCCCGACGCGCTACGCTACCTGCTTTGGCAATGGAGATAATCCCGTGACCCTCACCCGCGCGCTCGCACAGAGCGTACAGCGCCGCCACCAAGCCTATCAATTCCGTGCCACGGGCGATTATTTCATCGGTCGTCGCACGGCGCTGCTGCCGCGGCGCGGGACGCTCGCCCGCGAGTACGCGCTTCACCAGCTGTACTACAACGACCACAGCTTGATTTTCCGAAGCGCGGTCGCCGGGCTGATTAAGCGTATCCAATCCACGCCCTGGGAGCTTTCGGGCGAGCGCGCGGCACAGTACCAAACCATGCTGCTCCAGGCGGATTTGGGGGCCGGCTGGGAAACGTTCCTGTCGCGGGTTCTCATCCCGTTTTTCCGCGCGGACGTGGGCGGCATGATCGAGATCATCGGCCCCGGTGACCCGGCGAAGGCGCTCCTGGGCGCACCGGTCGGCATTGCCGCGCTCAACGCGCTGTACGTGCAGCCCACCGGCGACCCGATTTACCCGGCAATTTACAGCGGTCGCGACGGCTGGCACAAATTGCACCGCACACGGGTGGTGCAGGTGGCCGACGCGGTGGACAGCGACAACGACGGCCTGATCGGGTACGGCGACTGCGCGCTCAGCCGGTACGCGGCGGCGGCGATGCGCGATGTGCATATGAGCCGCTACGTTGAGACGTTCCTCGACGACAAGCCGTTGCCGGGCTTTCTGCTGTTTAAAAACGTCACGCGCGACCAAGAGGAGGCGGCGATGAGCCGCATGGTGCGCGACATGATGCGCGATGACGGCGGGGACTACGGGCGCACGGCGGTGTTGACCGACATCGCCACAGACACCCCTGCCGGGGTGGAGCACTTCGCGTTCCAGGGTGCGCCGGAAAAATTCGATTTCTCGGCCTACACCGAGTTGAACGTCAAGTTGGTGGCGCTCGCGCTGGGCGTGGATATACAGGACGTGTGGGAGCTGACCGGCGGTGGCATCGGCACCGGCACGCAGTCGGAAATTCTCGCGCAAAAGAGCCGGGGCAAGGCGCTGGGCCGGCTGCTGAAAACGGTCGAGCGCGTCGTCAACCAGACGTTGCCGCACGGCGTTGACTTTGCGTTCCAGTACCAGGACGAGAACGAGGACCGCGCGCGCGCCGAGCTGGCCGAGGCGTGGGGCCGCTTTCTGGCAAGCGCCGACCTGCCCGACGAGGTGCGGGTGCAGGTGCTGGCCAACCAGGTGCCGGCGGTGCGCGACGCCTACCGTGACCTGGACCAGCAGGCAGCCCGGCTTAACGACACGGACCCGGTGGACCTTGGCGTCGGCGACACCGAGGAAGTTGCCAACGAGGGCGCGTCGCTGGTGACGGTCGAACGCGCGTTCGTGCCGAATACGCGCCGAATGCGCAATCTGCTTCAGCGCGTGCATCGCGCGGTGCGACTGCCGCTTGTGCCGCGCGCGGCGGCGCGGCTGCTGATGCGCAACGGTCTGCGTGGTATCGGCAACCAGGTAGCGCGCGACGGCATGGCCGACGCCGGGATGAACACCGCCGACCGGCTGGCGCGCACCGAGGCGGTGGTGGGGCCGTGGCTGCGCGCGCAGGAGACATTCATCAACCAGCTGCTCGACAGCTTTGAGGCGCAGGCGTTTACCGACAGCGACCTTAACCAGCGCGCGGAGCTGTGGGTGAACAAGTCGCTGCGGGATTTGTATTACCTTGGCGCCGAGGAAGGGGCCGACCGCGCGCAGTATTGGCGGTGGGTCATCGATCCGGCCAAAGAGAACTGCCCGACGTGTGTCCTTCTTAACAACCAGGTACACCGCTACAGCACGTACAAACGCTACGGGTTGTACCCCGGCTCAACCGCGCTGGCGTGCGGGGGCTGGGCCTGTGGTTGCCGGCTTGAGAAGATGCCGCCGGGAACGCGCGCACGTGGCAACTTGCGCCGGGCGCGCGCGACGGCCAAGGCGCACAGCCACAAGGCGGCAGCATGACGTTTTCAACAGTCACGCACAACGGGGTGACGTTTCAGGCGTCACCCATCCGGCCAAGTCGCCGGGACGACAAAAAGTACGAGCGCACCGTGCGCTACAAGGGGCGTGAGCGCGTCGTGCACTGGGGCCAGCCGGGCGAGCAGATGGAACGTGACCACCCCGACGCGCGGGCGAACTTCAACGCCCGCCACAGGTGCGAGACGGCGACCGACCCCTTTAGCGCCCGACTGCACGCGTGCGTGGCGTGGCGGCCCAGCACGGTGTTGCCCGGCAGCAAGGCGCCCGCCGTGACGGTCGTGCGCAACCGGGCCGGCAAGCGCGGCATGTTCCTGGTGGCGTCCAACGCGTACCGGGACCGCGAGCTCGATATCGTCATGGAGGCGGCGCTCAAGCAATACGTGGCGACCTTCACCGGCAACGCCCTGAAGTTCTGGCACACTGGCCACCCTATCGGTCGGATTGTGACCGCTGAAATGGTGGGGCCGTTTTTGGTGGAGACGGCAGAGGAGGGCGACAATCGTGTGATTATCACCCGTACCGCAGACGGGGCCGGCACGCGTGTTACCACCGTGAAGGCCGTGTGGGACGAGATCGAGGCGGCGTCGGACGTGTACAACGCGGCGTCGATTGGCTTTCAGTACCGGATGGGGGACAAGGGCGAGGACCGCGCGTTTCGGCGCATCTACAAACATGAGACCAGCGTTTTGCCGCACGACGCGGCGGCAAACGCGTATACCTATGTGGAGGTAACACGTGAGTGACACAACGACACTGATGGACCGGCTGCGCACGGCGCTGACCGGCGAGGAGCGGCGACGTAAGTTGCAGCTGACGGCGGAGGAATTGGACAAGCGCGGGATTGAGCGCAAGGGGTTGGACTTGCCGCAGACGCTGAGCGTCAGCAAGGAGTTGGCGGCGGCGATGGTCGGCGCGCGCAAAATGACTGAGGATGACGTTGCCGAGATGGTGGAAGGTCTCACAGAGGCCATGATGGCGACCATGGACGAGAAGGGCTACGCCACCGACGACAATCGCGACGACATGCGCAAGGCCGTTCTGGACGTGACAGAACGCATGTTGGGCCAGATGCGCGACGACGCCGAGATGATGGCAGACGACGAGATGGCGGGCGACGACGACGCGAAGATGGCAGACGACGAGATGGCCAGGTCGCTCAAGGCGATGGGCGCGCAGCTGGACGAGCTGGGCACGGCGGTCAAGGCGATGGACGAGCTGGGCACGGCGGTCGTGACGATGGCGGAAGGCTTCGCCGCGTTTGTTGACGCGCAAAGTGAGCAGGCCGCCACCACCAAGCAGTTGCGCGACGACTTGGATACGGTGTTGGCGCAACTGCGCCAGACACCGCGCCAGGCGTCCAAGACCACCGAGACCGTCGTCACCGACGACGACACCGCCCTTGCGCCCGCCTCCTCGGCGGCCAAGGTTCAGGAGATGATTGATAAATACGGGTACGACCCGACCAGACCATAGGAGGGGCATAATGACCAAAACACAAACACACCGCGAAGAACTGCTGGAAACCGGCCTCAAGATGATCGAGGCCTACAAGAACGACCCGGTGCAAAGCAGCGACGTGCTGCCGATGACCGGCAACGGCGTGTTCGTCACGCCCGGCGTGCGCCCGGACATGTACAGCGCCGTCCAGCGCCCGACCAACGACTTCCTGGCTGCGTTACCGACGCAGCGCAGCGAGTTCGAGCGGGAGGCATTTGCCATTCTGACGGGCGTGACGGCCAGCAGCGGGAGCAACCCGACTGACGTGTGCGGCACACCACCCGTCACGGGCGACTTGCAAGAGATGACAATCGTCTCGTCGTTTGGTGACTTGTTCCTGGGGTCCGAGAAGGTCAACGTCACGCGCATCGGCACGCTGCAAGACCGTGGCGTGATGCCGCGCACTATCTACAACTACGCGCGCGGCAACGACCCGTTTACGCCGGAGCCACTCCGAGAGGCCGCCACCATTGACGGCGCGTCGTTGTTCCGCGACGAGCGGTCGCACCAGTACTACAAGCTCGGTGTTGGCACGCGACGCGCGGTGGCCGCCATTGACGTGGACGGCAACAGCACGACGGCCAACACGGCCACTGAAACGGGCTGGATTAAAGAGTTCGACGGGCTGTCGCGGTGGGTCAAGGCCGGCTACACCGACGCCAAGCAAAACGTGGCTGCGCCGGCGGCGGACAGCGGCGTGGTGAACTTCCTCAACGCCAACGTCGTCAACGGCACCATCAGCGTCAACGGGCGCACGCTCAATATTGTTGAGGTGATTAGCGAACTGTACTACAGCCGCAAGCGATTGGCTGATAAGGTCAATATTGGGGTGCAACACGCGCTCGTGATGGACGAGCGCCTGTTCCCGGAACTGGCGTATGTGTACAGCGCCACCTACAACCACCAGCGTTACGCCGGGTCCACCAACACCACGGAGACGACGAACCGGGAGCGCGCTGAGATCGAGCGCCGGTTTGAGGACATGATGAACAACTACTACCTACCCGTCTACGGCGAGCGGGTGCCGGTGCTGTTCTCAAGCGGGCGCGCGACGAGCGAGGGGGCCAACGGAGCACTCAACAGCGACGTCTACCTGACGGCGATGAGTGCCGACGGCAATCCGCTGACGTACCTAGAGTACATGGACCTGAACAACGAGTACCTGGCGCGTTGGAACGAGATGCATAATGTTACGGGGCGCATGGCCACCAACAACGGCATGTACCTCATGGCGACGCGCTCAAGCGGCTTCTGTGACGAGCTGATTCTCGCCGCGCGGATGCGCCTCATTCACCGCGCGCCGTTTTTGTCCGCGCGCGTCAACAACATCGCGTACAACCAGTACACGAACTATCGTGACTGGCAGCCGGGCACAACGAGCTACTACGGCGGCGGCGTGACGGTCGCCACCCCGGCGTTTAGCTAGCGCATGACGCGCCTGACCGTGCTCACGCCGATTGCCCCGCACCACCGCGAGCACGCGGTGCGTGCGGCGGCGTCGGTGGCGGCGCAAACCGTCCCGGTCGCGGCGCTCACCCTGGTGGACACCGGCGGGCGCGGGCCGGGCTGGACGCGCAACCGGTTGTTGGAGCGCGTCACCACGCCGTTCGTCACGTTTTTGGACGCCGACGACTGGCTGCACCCGGACTTTGCCGCGCAGACGCTGGCCGCCCACCGTCCGGGGCGGTACGTGTTCACGGACTGGTGGCGCGGGGCGGACGGCCCGCACACTGCCGCCGCGCCCTTCGGCAGCGGCGACGGGTTTCACTTGGTCACCGCCGTGGTGCCAACGGCGGCGGCCCGGTCGGTCGGCGGCTTTGACGAGACGCTGCCCGGCCTTGAAGACCGTGACTTCTACTTAAAACTGGCCAACACGGGCGTTTGTCCGATGCGGCATTCGGTGCCACTTGTCACGTACAGCGCGGACGGCATTCGTTCGCAAGCCGTGATGCGGCAGGCGGCGACCATCAAGGCAATGATCGACGGGAGGTGGGACATGGGGTGTTGCGGAGATGACACCGAGACGGCGACTGTGCCGGACACGCCGCGCGTGTTGGCGGAGTGGGTGCAGCAGACGAGCCGGCGCATACAGGGTCGCGCCACTGGCACACTGTACCGGCGTGCCGGACACGGCCCCATGCGCATTCACCCGGACGACTTGGCGGCCATGCCGGACGTGTTTCGTCCGCTGACCCCCCTGCCGGCCCCCACGCCGTCGCCGCCCCCCTCGCTGATGAATGCCATGCTGAAATCAGGCCTGGTCGGCACATCGCCGCTGACGGCAGACGCGCCGCCCGCCGCGCGTCGCGTCCAGCCGGATGTGGCGCGCGTGATCGCGTTTGGACGGGACCACTATGCTGATTAGCGTGGTGTGTGGCACCTACAATCGCCGCGACACGTTGTTGGCGATGCTCAACAGCGTGCGCGCCAACCTGCCGGCCGCAATCGCCACGGAGTACATTGTGGTGGACAACGGCAGCACGGACGGCACCGCCGACGCCGCGCGCGGGTGGGGGGCGACCGTCATCCAGTTGGGCGCGCCAGTCGGCGCGGTGACGGCGTTCACCACCGGCGCGGCGCGCGCTACCGGGCGCTACGTACTGCTTGCCACCGACGACGTGTCGTTTCCGCTCAACGGCGGCATTCTGCGGGCGGTTCGTCACCTTGAAACACAGCCCGACGCGGGCGCGGTGGCGTTTGCGCACGACAAGCCGTGCGGCGACTGCCGACCGGCGGACAACCAGATTGCCCCGTTTCACACCGCGTTTCACCCGGCCCGCACCGAGAGCGGGCAGACGGTGATGACGCGCTACCCGCAAATCGCGCTTGTGCGCCGCTGGCTAGGCGATGCGGTCGGGTGGTGGGGTGGCGACCACCCGGTGATGCGCGAGGCGTTTACCTACGCTGGCGATAACTTCCTGGGAGCTGGCATTGTCGAGCGGGGCTACCGCGTTGATGAGGTCGTGGGGGCGGTGGAGCATGAACAGGTTCTCGACGACGCCCCGCGCCAGATCAACCGCGAGCACCACCGCAACGACGCCCGCTGCTACCACACGGTTTACCCGGACGGCCCGACCGTGCGCCGGACGCCAACCGTGACCAACCCCGACAGCGAGCAGTTCCGCGTGCTCATCCTCAATGACTACGACGCCCAGCGCCCGCACCACAAGCGCAACAAACGCGGGCGACGTGAGAGCTGGGCGCGCGTGGCGCTAACGTGGGATGTGGACCACAAGGCGGCGGGGGTGACGGGGGTCCGCGACGCGCTGCGCATCTGGCAGCCGCACCTGGTGGTCAGTCAATTGCACAGCCCGACGAGCGCGGTAGCGCAGGCGTTGCCGGACTTGCGCGCGACGGCACCAACAGCGGTCTGGGCGGTGTGGAACGGCGACGTGTACCCGGCCAACATCTTTGACGACGACGGGGCACTTCATCCGGCCTGGCGGCACATCGACGTGCTGCTGCACTGCAACATGGACGTGGTGCGTCGGGCGCGCGGGGCGGGGGTGGCGGCCTACTGGCACGGCAACAGCTTCGAGCCGGTGGACGCGCGCCCGGACGTGAACGCACACGAGGTGGTGTTTCTCGGCAACAAGCTGCCGTATCGCGCGGCGATGGACGGGCAGCTTGCCGCGCTCCGCGCGCAGGGACTCAACGTCGGCGTGTACGGCGCGGGGTGGCAAGAGGTGACGCCTGCCGGCAACACGCATTACGACTTTGCCGCCGGGCGCGCGCTCTACGCGAGCGCAACGCTGGCGATTAGTGACAACGCGTTTGGCGCGTCCGGGTACGCGAGCAACCGATTCTTCGAGATTACCGCCACCGGCGGCGCGCTGTGTTTGCACCAGCGCACGCCTGGCTTTGAGGCAGTCACAAAGATGCGCGACGGCGTGCACTACATCGCCTGGACCGACGCCGACGACCTGGCGACGAAGGCGGCACACTGGCTCGACGACGCGCACGCCACGCGCCGGCGCCAAATCGTGCGCAACGCGCAACGGGTGGCGCACAAACACCACAGCTTTGACGCGCGCGTCCGCCAACTGCTCACCGAGATTTTGCCCGATGTGTGCAAGGAGCCCCCCGACAATGACAGCGTTTAAGTTGCTACTTCTGGCGCTAGCCACCTACACCGTGGCCAGCACCCTTACCCAGCAGGCCGGCCCGTTCGAGGTCTTCACGCGCCTGCGCAGGCGCGTGCCGCTGGGTGGGCTGGCGACGTGTGTCTACTGCGCCATGCCGTGGTGCGCGCTGGCGCTCTGGCTGATCGACGCGGTGGCCCCGGTGGTGGTCGATATCTTCGCCATCACCGGGGCGGCGCTCATGCTCGGCGCGTGGTCGGGGGTGCGGCATGGCGTTTAGCCGGTTGCGCACGACGGCCCGGCGGGTGGCCGCGGAAATTAGCGCGTTCGCCGAGCCGCTTGGCGCGGTGACCGCGCGTGCGTTGGAGATCGCCACCGCCCGCGAAACCCGCCCGCGCACACAGGCGGTGCTGGCCCGGCTGCAAACCGAGCCGCCGCGACCGACCTACCCGCTGCGCTGGACGTCGGCGCGCCAGCGACGGGCCTACTTTGCCACCAACGGGTTTGGCGCGGGCATCCCGTACCGGCGCAGCGGACAGCTTCGCGCGGGGTGGCGCGTGTCGGTGACGTTTTGGCGCGACGGCGGCTTGATCGAGCTGCGCAACGCAGTGGACTACGCCCCGTTTGTGCAGGGGGCACAGGTGCAGTCCATGCACCTCGACACCGGCTGGGTGCAGCCGTCGGCGATTGCCGACGAGTTTCAGACGCAGGTGTATGACGCCGCCAGTTTTGCGTTCTTCGATGTGGTGTCGCCCGTTACGCAGCAGGGTGTGTTATGAGCATCCACGCGTACTATGCGACACTGGCACGCGCCAAGCGCGAACTCAAGGCCAGCACGGACGCCGACGACATGATTTTATTGGAGTTGATTGGCGATGCGTCCGCGCGGCTAGACGATGTGATGGCGCTGCCCTACCGCCAGGCGGCGTGGACGCCCACGCACGACACGCGGCAAGTGCCGGTCACCGCCCGGACGGTCAACCGCCGGGACAACACGCTGTCGCTGCGCGCGGTCGGACCGCTGCTGGCCATCACATCCGTCACGTTGGCGGGAGCCACAGTGACAAGCAGCGTCGAGGCGTTCCCGACGGACCGCTCCCCGATCCGCGCGCTGCGGTACACGGCGCGTACGGGGTCCTGGTACGACGCCTACCGCAACCAGTCAACGCCGTCACCGGCCTTCGCGACGGTGACAGGGGTTTGGGGTCTCAGCCGGGACTACGCCGATGCGTGGACGGACGTCACGACGCTCGCGGCGGACGTGAGTGCGAGTGCCACAACGCTGACGGTGGCGGACGGCAGCGCGCTGTCCGCCGGGCACCTGTTGCGTATCGGCGACGAGTTCCTCACGGCAACTGACGTGAGCGCCACCACCGTGACCGTCCGGCGCGGCGTGAACGGCACGGTCGCCGCCGCGCACACCGCGGAAGACGCGGTGGCAACGTGGGCAGTAGACCGCACCATTGCGCGGGCGGTGGCGCGCCAGGCGGGCATGATGTACGCCCGACGCGGGGCGTATGAGGTGCGCAGCACGGACGGGGTGGGGGGTGACGTTGTGTTCCCGCGCGACCTGCTGCACGAGGTGCGCCAGGTGCTCACGGCGTATCAGTATGTCTAGCACGCTACGCCAAGCCATGACGCGCCTGTTGCAGCTGCAACTGGACGCGACCGACGGCATCGTGGCTGCCGGCGGGGTAACGTATTACCCGTACACCCAGGAGGCACTGCCGTACTGGACGAACCAGGTCGCGTCCGTCGCGTTTGACCGACTGCGCGGCGAGGACATTGAGGTGCGCCGCTACACCGTGCAGATGCGGCTTATCCTGGCGCACTTGACCGAAAATTACGACGGCGTGACGTTTGATACCGCCTATGACATCATCCCGGCAGTGCTCAACACGTTTGAGCAACACCCGCTGCTCACCAACAGCACGCACACCACGCCGCTCGACGCGGTGTTTGACCCCGACGCCTACCACGGCGCGGAGGTGACCGCCGTGACCGGCCCGGTTGTGTTTACCAACGCCGGGATTGTTACGCGGCAGGTTGGATTGCAGTTTACGCTTCAACTACCGCTGATTCGCAAGCGTTACTAACGAAGGAGAGTCTCATGCCAGACCGCGTTATCGGAGCCGGGTTACGGTTCCTACACTACGGAATTTTAGACAGCAACGGGCGCCTCATCGGCAACACCGCCGACGGCGCCACCGCCGGGGACACGACGGGCGAGGGCCTGCGCCGCCTTGAGGGCGCGCAGACGTTCCCGACACAGACCCCACAGCCGGAAAACGTGGTGATCAGCGGGGACGACGCCCCGCTTGTCTCGTTCACATTTGCCGCCGAGGAACTCGCGAACGGCGTGATTGCCATGGCCGCGCGCGACTACGACTTTGAGGCGGTGGTCACCGGCACGAAAAATCGGACCGTCGGGCCGCTGCAATACATCGGCCAGGACGCGACCAGCAGCGGCAATGTCACCGTCTCGCTGCTGGGTCAGCGGGTGGCCAAGGAGTGGACGCCCGCCGCGCGCGGAGTGGCCAAGTGGGAGTGGGTGCTGATCACCCGCGCGGAGGTGACGCCGCTGGGGTCCGAGATCGCGCAGCGCACCGGTAGTCCGTACAACTACTACTACACCGCCTCGAAGGGCGACAGCCCGCTGACTGGGCTGACGTTCACCGTCAGCAACGAGGGCTACACGCAAACGACCATCCTGACCGGGCGCGGGGACAACCCGGTCTACTGGCACAGCTTCGTTGGCAACAACAGCGTCACCGACTTCGCGTTGCCGTTCGCGCCCGCCGCGGGCACTTCCTTATATGTGGCTGTCAACGGCGTGCTGCAAACCGTCACCACCGACTACACGATCACCGGAACCTCGCTCAGCTTCACCTCGGCGCCGGCCACCGATGCGCGGATTGTGGTCGTGTTCGAAACCGACGAGGAGAACCTGTAATGCAGCCGCTGCACGTTGAATGTGACGGCGCGAGCGCCACAATTCATCGCCGCACGCCCCGCACGGACATGCTGCGCACGGCAATGGTAAACCGCAGCCTTGCACCGCTCGGCAACGTGGCGGCGGAGCTGGGTGTGGCCCGCGATGTGATCGACAGCTCACGCGGCATTGTGCGCTTTCTGGACCTGAGTACCCGCGCCAGCGACCTGACCGGCGCCGACTTCGAGTTGATTGTGGTCAGCGATACGGAGGCGGATATTGAGCGCAAGTGGCGCGCGTTCCTGGACACGTCACACATGGCGTTTGTTCTGGCGTGTGAGGACGCGATGGCACGCCTCGACGCGCCCGCCGATCCGGCTCTCGCTCCTCACACAACACCGGCCGCGCCGACGGAAAAAAAAGGCGGACGGCGTTCCAAGAGCGCCTGATCGAGCAGATAGACGCGCTGACGCATCGCAAGTGGGGCGACCACACCCCGGTGGACCCGGCGGTAATTGACGGGTTCGGCTTCTACCACCCGATTGACTACGTGTTTCGGGTCGCGCGTCACCTTGAGGCATACGGCGTGTACCCGGAGCCGGGCGGCTACAACGACCAAGACGCGCGGCTGATGGACGACCTCGATACGTTGGCGCTGTTGCGCGCGTGGCGTGAAGATGTGCTCTACCCAGATCGGTTTGGCACCCCCGCCAGCCCGGAGACCTTTTTCGCCAATGGAAAACCGTTCCAGTTCAAATGACCGACACACGCAAGGCCGTTCTGCAACTCGAAATAGACTTTGCGCGCAGCGAGTCGCAACGCGCCGCGCGCTCCCTCCGGTCACTTGCGGATTCCACACGTGAGCTGGACCGCGTTGGGGACCAGGGGGCGCGCGCCCTGCGCGCTGGCGCGGCGGCGGCGGACGATGCCGCGCGCGCCTACGACCGGGCGGCGGATTCCGCACGGCGGTTGCAGGCCTCGCAGGACCAATTCGACCGCGTGTCACGCGACGTGGGGTTGGCGGGGGATGTGCAGTCAAACCTGGGCGCCATTAGCGGGTTGGCCGGCGCAACCGGACTGCCGGGAGCCGGCGGCGTGGCCGTCGGCGGCGAGCTTGTGGCGCTCATCGAGGAGCTGCCGCGACTGAAAACAGCGGCGCAGGGCCTCCCGGCGACCATCGAGGCCAGTGCCAAGGCGCTGGGCACCTCAAGTGCCGGACTAATTGGCGCGGTGGGGGCGCTCGGCCTGGCGGCGGCGGCGGTTACCGTGGCGGTCAAGCAGGCCGTCAAGGAGATTCAGAAGGCGTCGGGGGCGCTTTCGCAAAGCATTGACGCACAGCTTGAGGCCGAGCGGCTCATCAACAGCGGCGGTACGGTGGAACAGGCGCGCGCGCGCATCGCGTCACTTGAGGCGGAGGCGCAGTCGCTGCGCACAGTCGAGCAACGCACGCGCGCCGGTATCGACGGGCTGAGCGGTTTTGAGCGCGCCCTCGCGCGCCTGGCGGGGATTTTGCCGGGTGTGACCTCGCCGTTCGAGCAGGCGAAGGAGCTGGCGGTCGAGGCGGAGGCCGCCGAGCGGGGGGTCGCGGCGCTACAGGATGCGATTGAGCAGGGCCGATTGTCCAATGAGACCGCTGCGACGGCGGCAAACAATGCCGCCAGCGTGGAGACGCAACTGCGCGCCCGGCGCGACGAGGTGGCAGCGGCGAGCCGGGCGGCTGCCGACGCCGAGTCCCGGCTGACCTCCGAGCGCGCCCGTGAGCGCGCGCGCGGGCAGGGCACCTTTATCCCGGAGCGCAACGTCACCGTCTATGGCTCCGCCGGCGCACGTCAGACGGCGACGCGCGCCCCATCAACTGCGGCGAGCGGCCCGTCCCCGGCGGACATCGCCAACCAGATTGCAGATGAGGAGCGCAGCGCGGCCACCCGCCGTCTTGAGGCGGCGCGCGAGTACAACCGTGAGGTGGCGCGCGCCGAACGCGAACGCGAGCGCCGCTTGGCGGACATTCAGCGCCAGGCGGCGCGCGACGAGCGGGACGCCGCGCGCGGGCGGGATTTTGCGCAAATTCTGAGCATCCGGGAGCGCGCGCAGGACGCCAAGCAGGAAACGCTGCGCGCGGCACAGCGTGAAAACGACGAACGGCGCTTGGCACTCAACGAGCGCTTGGACGACATTGGCCGCGCCGCACAGATGGAAATCAACATGCTGCGCAGCAAGCTGGACACGGAGCAACAGCTGTTGTCCACCGGCTACAACCGCTCGCTGGCCCTGACCCGCAACTTCGCCGAGGGGCTGGTCAACGTTGGCGCGCAGCTCAACGGCGCGCGCGACGGGATGCAGCAGGCGGTGCGCGACGAACTGAACGCGATTTTGGGAGGGGCTTCATGACCTATCAGATCGCCAGCGGTCATGACAACAGTGCCGGACTGGTGGCGGTGACGTCCATCACGCCGGCGGGGTCGCAGGCCTTCCCGCCGCTGCGCGCGCGCGCGAGCTACCAGCCGGGTGTGCTGCGCGTGCGCGCCGACGGCGCGTTCTACGAGACAGGGTTCGCCTCGGCAGTGTGGACATTTGACGTGTTGCTCGACTTGCAATATGGCTACCTGTACACGACCTATGCCGCCGACGCGACCAATGCCAACAAGGTGACCATCCGCACACCCAACCGGCTTGGGGTTTTTACAACCTACAATGCCCGCATCGTGTTGCCGCCGCGCCGGGACCTGACGTATGTCGCGGACCCGCGTCACCCGTTCACGGATGTTAAAATACAGTTCAACCGATTGGAGGCCATCTAAGTGCCGCTCCTATCCGCGCTCACGGCGGGCGACTACGACAAGCTGCGCGCGCCGCGCTACCACGGCGCGACCTACATGACGGTCCTGCCGACCGTGACCGTGTTCAGCGGCCAGCAGGACGGCGATTTGACCACAGCGAGCATCACCGCGCTGACGCTCAAAAACACATCCGGCACCTACAGCGATATCCGCGCCGGGATGCGCGTGCAAGTTGCGACCGACAGCGCGTACACCGACATCGTCCACGACGGGCGCGTGCGCAAAACCGCGACGTCACCGACGATTGAACTCGACGAGATTAGCGTCAACATCTTCAACAACTTTTACGTGCGGGTGCTCGACGACTTTCCGGTTCTGCCGCGCAAGCCCAAAATCACCGACGGCACGTTCTTTGCCGACTTTGACCTGGCCTACGAACAGTTGCCGCCGCTTGTGACGGGTGTGCAAAGCGCCTACGCCGGGTTCACGTCCGGCGGTGTCTTGACCATCAGCTTTGCCCCGTCCGTCACCGTGGTGGCCGACGGCGAGACGCTCAGCAGCACCACCTGGGCGGTCGGTGACGGCACCATCACGACCGGCACCGCCTCGAGCAAGGACATTACCGCCACCTTTCCTGAGGGGGTGCGCTGGGTGCACTTTACCGCCACCGACAGCGGCGGCAACGCGCTCACGCGCCACATCCTGATCGTGGCGGCGGACAACACGGACGCGAGCGCGCTGTTTCTACATTACGACTCGCTGACGGTCCGCAACCGTGTCGGCGAGGGCGCGCGCATGGATGTGGTCACGTATGCCGATACCACCGATTGGCTGCGCCGCCAGTTGGTGGTGGTGTGGAGCGATGAGGCCTACGACGGCACCGCCGGGCCGATTGACGACAACATCATCTTTTACGGTCGGCGGGCGGCGCTCAACGACCGGGCGGTGTATGAGACGGACGGCGGCGTCACGCAGGAGACGCGCCACACGTTCAACGGCACGCTTGCCCAAATTGGCTCGCAGATCGCGTTCCCTTTCACGCTCGAGACGGTCAGCAGCGCGGCGGATTGGTTCGACGTCGAGACGCTGACGGTGTGGCGCGCGGTGTGGTTTCTGCTGGTGCGCATGAGCACGGTCGCCGAAATTGTCACCGTGCAATTTGACGCCACCGACGATGTGTACCGGCTGGGCGACACGGACACACAAGGCGCGAGCGTCTACGACCAACTGCGTGACCTGGTCGCCTCCATTGGCGCGCAGTTTCAGGAAGGCCGCGACGGGCGCGTGGAAATCGCCCGGCGGCTGGTACTCATTGAAAGCGCGTTGGACCGGGCCGACGTGCCGACCGTCGCGAATTGGACGACCGCCGATGTGCTGGGCGACTTATCAGTGGAAACGAGCGAGGTGGAACAGGTCGCGCTCGTGCGCATGTTCGGCGGCTCCTACAACACCGACGATGGCACGTTCAGCGCGTACGAGGCGATTGCGCCGGGGGTGGGGTTTGGCGTCGGCACGGAAACGCTAACGATCAACCGGCAGGTACTGAAGGCCGACGCCGGCAACAGTGCGATTGTGGAGTTGCGCGCGCGCGCCGGGCACACCTACGCCAACCGGGAGCCGTTTCGCGTGGTGCGCGCGGAGCACCCAGACGGCTATTGGTTCTTACTGCCCGATGTGCAGGCGAAGTACACGTTTGCCAACACCGACTTGCTTGGTGCGGGGGATTTGGTGGACACGGTGGATTACTGGCTGGAAGGCGTGGAGGTGACGCACAACGCGGTGCAGGGCACGCGCGTGGTGCGGGGCGTCTACCAGCAGGTCACCGAGGGCGCGCGCGGTCAGTTTGTGTTTCCCGAGGTGGTGGAAACCACCGAGTACAGCGTGCCGGACGTGATCACATTCCCGGACCCACCCCCCGGCAGCCCGGTCAGCGACGAGCCGCTCGACGACTACACGCTCAGCGATGGCACCTACAACGCGCCGGACGACACAATCGACGGCGACTGCGGCGGCGACGCGGCACCGATTGTGGTCGCGTCGCGCACCTTCGACGAGAAGTGTGTCGAGGGCGTGGGTATCAGCGTGGGGTCAACCGACATGCCGGCCACGTCAATTGTTTTGACACTCGAAAACGACGGCAGCACGACCAGCACCACCACCTTTACGATTAAAGGCACCGAGGCGCTACAGGCGTTTGACGAGGTGTTCGACGAAAGTGTCAAGGCGGACAAGTTGACCATCAGCCTGGACCCCACGACAACGTGCCTGATGGGGTCTCGCATGCGCATCTTTGCTGTGCGCGTGCGGGAAGATACGCACAGCGACGAGTGCCAAGATGTGCACCCGGCGGTGATTGAGCTAGATGAAGAAACGATGGGGCGCGTGGCGCCGAACAACCTCGTCGAGTTTGCGCCGCTGGACGCCGCCGTCATCGGCATGTACTTACGCGTCGTCAACAACGGCACGAGCTGCGGGTTTGGCCGGGCCGCCACCGCGCGGCTGAATGTGGGGGGCACGCAACTGCTCGTCAACAACGGGGATATTGGCACCACAACCTACGGCTTTCGCGGCAATCAGGCGGCGCTGGATGTGTTGATTGCCGCAGATGTGCCCGGCATTGCCGGGTCCACTGCGGGTAGCGCGTTTACCGAACCGGCGGGGGAAGACATCAACTACGCGACGGGCGCCACCAGCCCCAACGCCGGGTGTTATCCGATTGATGTGAAGGGGTGGCTTGTGATTGACACCAACTCGTGAGAACGCTTGCGCTCATCTTGCTTGGCGTGCTGGCCGGGCTGTTGGCGGTTCACATAACCCTTGTAACAGTAGACCCGCTCGGTGTCATAGCCTACGGACGGGCGCTCCAGTGGGTGCGCGCCGACACGCTGCCGCACCCGACCGGCTATCGACATCCGACGGGTGTACACGCGACACCGTTTGGTCGCGTGACCATTTTGCCGGACGGCACGCGCTGGACCGGCAGCGCCCCGAACGGGTGCCGGCTGCTCATTGTTGGCGATAGTGTGGCGTTCGGGATGGGCGTGGGCGACACCGACACGTTTGCGGCGCACCTGGCCCGGTTGCGGCCCGACTGGCACGTGATCAACACAGCGCGGGTGGGCTACAACAGCGGCAACCTGGCCCGCGCGGCACAGGCCGCCGAGGCCGATACGGTGCTGTACCTGATGGTGAACAACGACGCCGCGCCGCCGGTGGGGGTGTGGACGCCGATTGCATTGCCATCCCCCATCCGGCTGTACGGGCAGTTTTTTCAGCCGCGCGTGGAATTGCCCACCGACAGCGATGCGTTTCGGGACATGCTGGCCGTCATGTCTGGCGTGGACGCGCACGTGGTGGCGTTTGGCGGCAACCCGCTGATTGTCCCCGCGCGTGACGTGGTGGACGTGACGGTAATCCCCCCGCACAACGCGCCAATTAGCGCGGCGGACCCGCACCCCTCACCGGAGGGGCACCGTCGCATTGCCAATGCCTTGCTTGATGTTGTGGAGTGTGTGTCATGAGTGTGGACCGTCAACGCGCCGAACTGCGCCGCAAGTTTGGCGTGGACCAGCCGCGTCGGGCGACGGTGATTGCCGTCAACGGCAGTATTTCAACGGACAGCGGCCTGTATCACGTGCGCTTTCCAGACAAATCCGTGGCGCGCTACAAGGCCACGGGCGCATTTGTGCCGGTGGCGGGCACGCCCGTCCTCGTCCAGTGGTCGCCCGCGCTTCAGCGCGAGGTGATTATTGGCGAGGACACCAACCCGCGCGCGGGCAATACCGGCACCAACACCGGCAACCCGCTGGATCCGCGCAATACCCCGCCCGCCAGTGCCAACAGCCTGAGCGAGCTGCGCCCGACCGTCTACGGCGCCACGCTCACGCTCAACGTCGGCGCGGTGACGGGCCGCACCTACTATAAAGGCGACTGGTACACCTTCCCCGGCGCGGGGGTGAGCTTGGCCGACGCGGTGCCGACCAGCGCCGACCAGCATCGCTATGCCGTGGTTGGGTGGTTCCCGCCACTGGGCAAGCTTTACGTGCTGGAGAGCACGGCGCAAAGCACGGACGACCCACTCGGACCGTCGGACATTGCGCAAGCGTGGGCCACCCGCACCCGAGATTTGATTCCGGTGGCGGCGGTGCCACTCACAACCGGTCAGGCGGCGATTGCGGCGGCGGCGGTGGTGGACTTGCGGCAATTGCTCAACATCCTGGACTTTACCTTGGCGTCGCAGTTGGACGAGACGCTGGCCGGCGGCACCGGCATTGACATCAGCGAGAGCAGCGGGACCGTCACGGTGGCGGTGGACAGCACGGTTGCGTTGTTGAACGCGGCGCAGACGCTGGCGAACAAAACGCTGACGACGCCGACTGTCGGCGACTACACCAACGCGACGCACGACCACGAGGACGACGCCGGGGGTGGGTCGCTCGACGCCGCCGCGATTGCGAGTGGCATTCTGGACGACAGCCGGATTCGGTGGCGTGCCGGGCTGTGCGAGGGACGCCTGACGTTGACGAGCGGCACGCCGGTGCTCACCGCCAACGTCACGGGCGCCACGTCGCTCTACTATACCCCATACGCGGGCAACACCGTCACGCTCTACGACGGGTCGAATTGGCGCGCGTACATCTTTACCGAGCGGTCGCTGAGTTTGAGCGGCCTGTCGGCGGACACGAACCACGACGTCTACCTCTATGACAACACCGGCACGTTGACGCTGGAAGCGGTCGCGTGGACGAACGACACGACGCGCGCCACCGCGCTCGCCACGCAAGACGGGGTGTATGTCAAATCCGGCGCGACCGCGCGGCGCTACCTGGGAACATTCCGCACGACCGGGACAAGCGGCCAGACGGCATTCACCGAGCATCTTGGCCTGGTGCAAAACTACTACCACCGCGTGCCGCGCGTCCTGTTTTTCACGAATACGACCAGCGATTGGACGTCCAGCGTCACATCCTACCGGGAAAGCAACGGCGGGGTGGGGGCCGTGCGCGCCGAAATCGTCACGGGGGTTCGTGAGGACATGGTTGAGGCGGTGTTGCAGTGCACCGTTAGCGTGCCGGATACTGCCACTGACCAGGGTGGGCAGATTGGGGTGGGCGTGAATAGCACGACGACCGCCACCGGCATTCGCGGCAAGGTAATCAACAGCGCGGGGACCACCGGCTTTATTGCCGCTCCGGCCCTCGGCGTTGCACGGGTTTTGCCCGCGCTGGGCTACACGTATTTCACGGGCCTGGAATTGTCCATTGTGGGGGGCTCCATCACATTCACCAGTTTCGGTGAAACCGAATACGGAGGCAATGTCACATGGCGCTGCTAGTGCAAGACATCGGAAAAATTGAACAGTTCATTCGTGAGGCGGGCTGGCAGGTGGACGGCATCTACGTCATGGCGGTTCGTGAGGAGAATGGCGAGCGCGTCTTTGACGCGGGCGATCTTGCCGTCACGGGCGCGGCGCTTAGCCCGACGCAGTTGCGCGATTTGCGCGCGGCGGCGGCTAATTACGTTGACCGCAGCCCCGCACGACGAATGCAAACGATTGCGACCACCGCCCGCGAATATCGTGACGACATCCTCACAGTCTATGAGGCCGTCATTGCGTCCGACGTCGCGCGCGATGCGACCGCCGCGCGCTGCACGCGGCTGACCGATGCGTTGCGCGCGGTGACGGCACCTTACCGCAACATCGTACTTGACGCCGTGGCGGCGGAGACGAACCGCGCGCTGACCTTACCGGCACTTGAGACGCTGACCCGCGCACAGCAAGCCGCGTTCGTTGCTGCGTGCGCGCCCATCAGCACACGCCACGCCTTGCTCGTCACACGAATGGGGTAACGACATGCTGAACATGCGGTCGCTTCGCAAAGCGACCGCATGTTCAGCCTACGCAAGTTTCGCTAGACGTGTCGCAGCCTGCGAGCGTGATGCGTAGTAGGCGATTTAGCCCAGAAATCGAAGGGTAATGACAGATGGATAGCGTTTTGATGACAACCGGAGACTTGTAATGACACAGCGCTTTGCACGATTTACAGTGGACACCGACGGGTCCGGGGCGGGCAGCGGCCCGGACGCAGACAACAGCACGAGTGCCGGGCTGGTGCGCTTTCAGGCGGCGCACCTTGACTACGACGACAGCGCGGACAGCGGGACGATCATCACGCTGTCGCACGTCTACAAGGGTGCCAGTGAAACGCTGGCGACGGTGACGGGCAACACGGCCCGCACAGTGAGCCTTCGATTTGAAGACGGCGGCGAGGTGGCGGCCATTGGTATCATTCAAGCGACGGTGGCAAGCGCCGGTGGTGCGCTAACGCCGGCGGTCACGGTGGAGATTTTCGCAGTATGAGCGCTTTTCAGCGCGCGCGACGGATGTCTCTACCGAACGTGTTGGGGGTAGCTACGTCGGCTGTCACCGGCGTCACGGTGGGCCAGACGTTCACGCACACGCAGCCGGACTTGCTGATTGTGTGGGACGTTGTGGATATTGGTGCGGCGGGCGATGCACAGCTTGACTTCCGGCGTCAAAACGCGCTCAACGAGTACCTGTTGGCACTACGTGGCGACGGCACGCTCATCCTGTTCAGCCGGATTGCAAACACCGTGACGGTGCGGATCAACACTGGCGCTGGTGCGTACACGACCGGCGCGCGGGTGGTGCTGGACGTGCGGGGTGGGGTGCACCGCGCGCATGTGAACGGCGCGCTGGTCGGCAACTACACCGATGCAGGGGCAACCTTTGCCACCGAGACGGCGGCGCAGTTTGTTGCCAATGCGCCGAACGGCACCTACAACATTGCATTCTATCCGAACACCGCGCGCAACCGCGCGGCGCTGGGAGTATGAGGGTGACGTCCGTGACTGTTGATCTTGACGCGCTGTGCGCGCTCGCGCTGCTGACAGCGCTCCTCGTCGCCGCTGCGTTACTCGTGCCGGTCCCGCCGGCGTGGCGTGCCGACGACCTCGACGATGCGATTGAGGACGACGAGGGGCCCCCGCCGTGGTGGCCGCCCCCACCATGGCAATAAGAGGGTAAACACGTATGCCCGAAGTGGATATGATTGCGCTCATCGGTGGCCTGGTGGCGGCTGCGATTGGCGCCATGGCCATTATGCTGCGTCAAATCGGCGCCATGTCGCAACATATGGCTGTGCAAAGTGAGACGATGAACGCGCAGGCGGAAGCGATTGCGGCGCGCACGGACCGTACGATTGAACAAATGGTGAAAACCGTCGGGGAGGCGTTGACCACACGCACCGACGACCGCAAACTTGAGATTGAAATGCAAAAGCAGTACATGCGGATGTTTACCGTCACACAAGGCAAGCTCGTGACGGTCGAAAAGGCCAACGCGCGATATGGCGAGATGATCCAACGACAGCAACAGCGGATTGCCGAGCTTGAAAAAACCATGATCGCCCGGCGTGATGAGGCGGACCGCGCGCTTGATGCGCTCCAAATCGCCAACCAACAGCGCCAACAACGAGAAGCGGAGGCGGAGAACTTGCGCGCGCAAGTGGCGACGCTAGAGACCAAGGTGAGCACATTGCACAAGCGCGTGGAAAAGTTGGAGCAGGAGGGGCGCGCAAAAGATGCGGTCATTAGCGATCTCGAGGCGGAGCGTGATCGCCTTCGCTCACAGGTGGTCGCGCTGACCGACAGGAACACCGCGCTGACCGACGAGAACGCCAGGTTGGGCGAGGCGCTCACGGCGCTGCGGCGCGATCTGGACAACTTGCAAGATCAACTCAATGAGGTGAAAGGCGATGACAATGCGAATGATACGGATGATGATACTCATGGTGGTATTGATGCTGCCACTGGCACCACCAGTAGCAGCACAGGAAGTGACGGCCAACCCAGCACTCAGCCTGACGGTTGAGGAAGTGCTCGTCGCGGGCATTGCGCTGGCGGCGCTCGTCACCGGCATTGTGGCGATTGTGCGCCGGGACGCCCCGCGCGAAGATAAGGCCGCGAGCATTCAGGCGGAGCTGGAGCGCGCACGGCGCGATGCGGCACTCATGACCACGTTGGAAGCCATTGCCAATGGCTTGCGGCCCGGCGTGCGCGCGGGATTACACGATGCGTTTTCGTTTGCTGACCGCGTGACCGAGCGCCCCGGCTGGGGGGCGGCCAACAGTCTGGCCGAGTTGGGCGTGGAAGCGACCGACAACGTGCCGTTGACCGAAAAGTTGCGGCGGGACCTTGACACGGTGCAAGCCCGGCTTGATGAGGTTGAGCGCCGCCAGATGGTGGCCGACGGGCGCGTGCCGGACAGTGACACGGGGCCGCTGCCCCCGCTGTCGGATGATATGCTTGCTGCCGAGGCAACGGACGGTGAACCGACCGTCACCGCGTAACCTGAACGAAGAAGAGCGGTTGATTGTCGCACACCTGCGCGCGGCGGTGGCACTCTTTGAGGCGAGCGAGCGGGATGCGCGTTATCGTTGGCGGCGCGGGTGGTTTCGTGAGGCCGTTAGCCAAGCAGAGGCGATCATCTACGCGCGGGCGCGCATGCGCGACATCATGCGGACATAACGAGACCCGCCCCGACCATCACGGTCGGGGCGGGTCTGTACGCCGCCATCGCCGTGACCGCGCGCCGTATGGACGGGCATCTGGCGGCCCGTGGGGGTGCTTTCGCCGGGTTCGAGTCGTAGTTCATGACTGTGGTCAACGCGCGCGAATGAAATCGGAGCCTAAGCGAGGAGAAAAAAACGCATGACCAACACCATGAAGCCCAGCACCCTGCTGGTGTCTAACGCAAAGCTAGACACCGACCTCATCCCGGACGGCAAGCACACATGCGCCATTTGCGGCGAATACGGTGAAGCGTTGCACATGAAGCGCGTGATCAAAACCAACACCGCCGACATCGCGGATACGTTCCGCCATAGCAACCACGTCTGCCGGGCCTGCGCCGCGTGTTTCGCCGAGTCCCGACTGCTGACGAGCAATCTCTACGCCGACAGCACCGGGTACGCCTGCAAGCCAATGGTGGCGTTATCCAGCGCCACCGATGAACGCCCCGCGTGGCGCGACCTCGTGCGCCGCTTGGACCCCGGCACCGAAACCGTTGCCGTGTTCACCTCCAACTCCAAGCGCCGCCTGTGGCCGCTGGCAGTGAGTTCCACTGTTGGCCCTGCGTGGCGCGTGCTATTCGTTGACGGTGAAACGGAGCGCCTGTTGACGGTGGACCATGCCAACTTACTCAAGATTTTAGGTATACTTGAGTCACTACTAGGCGATGGTTTTACCAAGCACGCCATCGCAACGAACCTTCTTACCGCGCACAAGCTAATTCACGCGGACAACCTGACGCATGTGATCCAACAAGAGCGCACCGTCGCCGCCCTGCGCGGCACCGATGAATTTACCCTTGCTTTGTTTATCGCACAAAAGGACGTATGACCATGACCTACCTCGTAACCCCCGCCGTTCGCCGCGTGACGTTTCTGGCGACCTTCCAGACGCCCGTATCGCACCACGACCCCGGCACGGCTGGCCGTGCCAATGTGACCACGTTCCAGCGCCGCAAGATGGTTGTGGGCCGCCCCGCTACGGCGGCCCCCGCCCCGGAGCGCGTCGCGCAGATCGTGAACGCATTCCCCGTGCCGGGTGATTTGGCAAATGTGTTTGCCGAGTTGAGCGTCGCTGAGTTCCTGGCCGCCGCGACGTTAGCGAAGTACATCCTGGCTCACAACGGCCAGGGCCTCATGGACGGCAAAAATCGCTATGACGTGCTGCAATCCCGCGCTGAGTTTCACGCGACCCGCGCCGCGTCCATGTTCGCATTTTGGGGCGGCATGGTACGCGATCTGCAAGGCACCACGCCCAATCAGGCTAACACCAACCTCTCTCCTTTGCTGGGGATGCCATCACCACTCGCGCAACTGGTGTTTGTCCAGTTAATTGAAAACGCTGCGTCTGCCGTCATGCTGGCCCGTCTTTGGTCTGACGCCCAACGCGCCGACGCCGACCTCATGCCTATCACACTAGTAGACACAAGCATCAACACCGATAGCAGTGTGACGCTCCAGGTCCCCGCCTTCAGCGCCAATAGCGCCCGTCACGAGGTCGTCCGCGAACCCGGTGCGTTGCACCTACTCAACATGCTGGGCCTACGCTATGACGATCTCCCCGACGGCGTGGCGGCCATGTTGTACAACGGTGGAGACCTGAATCGCGCAGCGCCCGACAATGCCTTCGCTCTCACCCGGCAGATTCGTGAGGCCTACCCTTTACTGTCACTCGTTGGTGGCAGTACGTCCGGCTTTATTCTTGGCGCGTCTAACCTGGAGGTGTCCGCGTGGCTCAACACCACCGAATACGCATCGGCGCTATCGCAGTTCAACTTGACGCCAGAGGTGAGTGCTTTTGATGTGCTAGACCAGGACACGCACACACGCCACACCGCCAAGCGCGTTGAAGGCTCCCCGATGCCTGTGACGTTCGAAACCTTGTGCGCAGGCGTGGGGGTTGTGGTGGACCTCCGCCTGCGGCCATACGCAACGGACCTTGAAATCGGCGCACTTGCGGCGGCGGTGGACACGTTCTTCGCCGCCGACAGCACACTCGGCGGTCAGTCTGCACGTGGCTACGGCCTGACGATCAACGAAATGCTGGTGGAGCCGTCACACGACATGGCAGCCATGCGCGCCGGCTACGAGCAGTATCTCGCAGACAACCGCGATAGCCTGCGCGACGGCCTGCTGTCTGGCAACCTCACCACCGACAAGGAGCTGTTTTGATGTTTGAGGCATATGCCGAGCGCGTGGCGGGGTTAGAGATGACCCCGCTGCGTGTGGAGGTGGACCTGGCCGACAGCGTGGTGACGTATGATGGCCTGCATTTTGACGCCATCCTGTCCTACGCAGTTGTGGAGGAGGTGACGCGGGGAGCTATGCTGCCGCCGCAGTCGCCGTACATCGAAATACCGTTACCGCTAGCGGTGCTGTGGCGCAACCGGAACAACGTGCCGCTGTACGCCAGTACCGATCTCATGCCAAGTGGCTCATCCGTGTCCGCCGTGCGCTACTGGCACAAGCGTGGCCTGGAGCCAGATATGTCTCACAGGTCTATTCGTCTCGGCAAAGGGAAGCACAAAGAGCGCCGTGTTCCTATGCCAACCATCAACGCACAGACCCTCGCGGCGGATGTGATGGGCAACGCGGAGGAAATCGCACGGTTGCTAAATGCCATTAGTACCATTGGCAAAAAGCGCAATAGTGCCGGGGCCGTCTTGCGCTGGCGTATCTATGAAATAACCCGTTTTCAGCTAGTTGACAACGCGGGGGTAGCACGCAGGCCCATTCCTGCTATGTACTACCTAGAGCGAGGCAATGTTTTGACCTTAGGCGGGGGGCAACATATTGCATTCTCACCTCCCTACTGGCATCCAGCAACACGCGATATGTGTATCCCGACAGGGGTGTCAGTATGAAGGCGCATCAACGTATCATCCGCGAGCGCCTGTCTAAAGTGGAGCCAGCACCACCCTTCCCGACGCCGGCGAGATTGGTACGCTCTACCAAGCCATCAAATCGAATCCATGCGTGAGTCGTACCCCAAGTGTGAGCAAGCGTTGTCATGATCTACGTTCTTGCCCATACCCCACACGCTGAACCCTGGATTACCACCCGGCCCCGACTGTACGCCTATCCCAAAGTGCCGGACGTGTCCGGCGACGCGCTTGTTCTGCTCGACAGCGGCGCGTTCGGTCTCTCACTGCGCGGCCAACGCATAAATGATACACACATGGTCAAGTTGGCAGATCACTACCGCCAACACACAGGCGGGCACGTTATTCCCATTGCGCCTGACGAGTTCCTGAACCCGTCACGGTCCATGTCAAACTTTGAACACTGGCATGAGCACCACGCCATTCCGGTTGCGCCCGTGATCCAAATGCGACACGAGCGTCACTTTGACGCCATGAGCGCGCAGCGCCAGTTGGCTTTTTACAAGACATACCCACTGCCGCTGTTCGCAGGTCGCCCGGTGATGTGCTTTAGTAACGCCGCGTGGCGTGCAATTGAGTTCGAGCGCCACGCCTCCGGCCTCCGGCTGGCTCTGCGGATGCACTTCCCGGCTGGCGTCTGGCTCCACAATCTAGGCGCGGGCTGGGACCTACACGACATCCGGGCGTGGGCCGCGCTGGACATCTTTAGCAGTATCGACAGCATTGCCTGGTACACTGACGCCGACGCGGGCAAAGCCTGGGGGCCGGGCGATGACATCTACCGCGCCAACGCTGACGCCGCGCAGAACCGAAAATCGTAAACGCACAGTGGCCCCGGTGGGCACAATCCACCTTGCTGGCCGAGTTGGGGCGCGAACCGGCCCGGCCCGGCCCTGGGCAGCTGTCACTACCCTTAGACGAATAGGAGGCCCGCACCATGACACCCGACACCCTTCGCCAGCACCTCATCAACCGCAGCGCCCTGCGGCCCAACGACATCGGCTATCGTTATCGGCTGGCTGTCGCGCTCACCTCAGCAGTGGACTACCACCGCCTGGAGGCGTACCTCAAAGCGGTTGACGCGCTCGTCTGCGCCGGTCGCAATCTAGACGGCCACACGTGGACCAGCGGTGATGAGCGCGCCCTCGCGGACGCCCGTGCAGGCGCGAAAGACGCCACCCGCCGCCGGGAGGCGCTACACGCCAAGCACCGCCTGGAAGCGCAGCGCGAGGCATGCATGGCCGCCCGCACGAAATTTCGCGGCGCGCTGGCAAACCTTGCGTTTCACCGCGACCGCATGAGCGCCGAGCACCTCGCGGTTGGCCGCGCGGTGCTCGAAAGCGAGGACCATTGGCCCGCGTCATCCACCCTAATCGCACGCCTACAGAGTGCGCTAGGTATTTGACCAGCAAGACCGCTAGCTGACGTCGCGCATCGCGCGGATTTCGCTACGCGAGAGCGTCCACGTGCGCTCATCAACCTTCTCAGCCGACAGAAACCGCCCGTCGTTGCACCAACGACGGACCAGAGCCGTCCTCGCATGGCCGAACATCTCGGCGGCGACCTCGGTGCTAACCCGGTCGCCAATCGGCTCCATCGTGGCCATCGCTAGCAGCAACGCTAGCGTGGTGACGTCGCGGTTGTCGATGACACCGATGAGCCACGTTAGGTCCGACTGGCTGTATGCCAGTCGCGTGTGCTGAGTGATGCTCGCTAGCAGCGCGCAAAAATCTTGCGTGAGTTGTTCAGCTTGCGATGGCCCTATCGCAAGCGGCTTACTCCACAGCACGCTGTTAATGCGTTGCCACGCGGCGTAGTCGAGCGGCAGCGTGGAGGCCGCCGGGTTGTTGACGGTGTGCCGCAACAGCGCGGCAATGGTCTTTGCGTGCGGGTTGTCAAATGGTACGTTCATCTTATATAATCTCCTTTTACTTGACTATGTACGCGCCCCGGTTGCCTTGCGGCAACCGGGGCGCTGTGCGTTTACGCATCGATGTCGAAGGGTAACGACTCCTCCTCGTGCAGCCACGTTCGCATTGTCGCGAACGTCCACTCGATCAGCGTCGTGCCGTCGTCCAGCACGGCGTTCGCTAACGCGTCCGGCGCGTTGGCGACAAGCTCCTGCCAGCACCAGCCCCGCGCGGCGAGGATGTAGCCGGAGGCTAGCAACCTGAGCGAGTCGCCTCCTGCCGCTTGGTGCAGCCGCTCCGCAATCAGTTGGTGTGATTGCCAGTTCATGCGGACCCCGCGCAGGCTCGCCCGGTCGAGCGTCGCCCGGTTGAGCGTCGCGTCGGTGAGGGTCGCCTCGGTGAGGTCCGCGCCGACGAGGGTCGCGTCGGTGAGTGTCGCGCTGGTGAGGGTCGCGCTGGTGAGGGTCGCCAGGTAGAGGTTCGCGCCGACGAGGTTCGCTCCGTCGAGCGTCGCCCCGTCGAGCGTCGCCCGGTAGAGGGTCGCCCGGTAGAGGGTCGCCCGGTAGAGGGTCGCCTCGGTGAGGTTCGCCCCGTCGAGGGTCGCCCGGTTGAGGTTCGCC